CTGCAATAACTCTTAGCTTATCTGATTTTTCTTGGCCATAGATTTCTTCTATGTCATCTATGCTCATCCATTTTGTTTCAAAAATTTCGTTCCAAGTTCTAGGATCATATTCTTTTGCATCTGGATCAATAATAATATCGAGCGGGTCTTTGGGTGTAATTCTTACTTCCCCTTGTATGTGATCAGAAAAATCTACCCTTACATCAAACCACCCTCTGTCTTGAATTAAACCATCAGAAAAAATTTGTGATTCTATCCAATCAAGTTTGTTGTTATCAGAAATCTGCATGAAAAGTTTTGTTAGCAAGTCAGCAGTTTCTTGCATACCAGATCCCCGCGGTTTGAATTGTACATCCGCACGTCTAGTACTTTGTTCACCAATAACAGTATTAATAGTAGGTAAAATTGTGTTGATTGTTAACGCGGGTCGACCCTGGTCGTCGAGCGCTGCCATGTCAGCTTCGTCCCATTGTTCTCCGCGATAAAAAGCGTCGCATTGTTTTGCCATTTCAATATAGTCATCATGACCATTATCTCTAGCTCGGGTATATGCTTCCCATTGACGACGAGCAAGATTTAGTTCTTCCGCCGCATCCAGTTTCTTTTTAGTTTTTTTGTACTCTGCCATTAAGCGCTCATCGATGATTTATGTTTATCGCCTTTAGTTAAATGTCTTAACTTATCTCTCCAAGATGGAACATGCTCCGGTCGTTCATAGAAAGTAGCAAATTCTGTCATCATTAAACCTATCCATGCCAATGCATCGACTTGGTCATCATGGGCTCCATTTGGAAAACGTAAAAGTTCTGCAACCATGGTTCCAGTCCAAACAGCGTCCTTTGGAAAGTATACCATACCTTGTTGCATTCTACCTTGGATTGCACGTGCTCTTGCTTCTTTGTCTCTACGACCTACTTTTAGGTCTTTAAAGTACGCTTCGCTTAATCCCCGTTCTCTAGTACGCTTCTGCAAAAAGGGCCCTAGGGCCATTTCAATATGCCCTCGTTCTATGCCCACTATACCTGGGCGCCAAGTTTCATACAAGTCTAAGATTTGCTCGACTAATTCAAAGCCATCATATTTTCCGCGAACGACATCAACAACAAATAAATTATCATATTCATCGACCCCGACAACAATACCAACTGAATAATCGTTCCGGTCACGCTGCCCGATCGCAAGGTCCCACGCGCAATAGTAATTAAGTTGTGCATATTCAATATCTTCATCTTCGTAATAACGGATCATGTCTCGGCTAAAGTAATCGCCTTCGTCGGATACTGGATTCTGTTGATACAGAGCAGACCAATCTCGGGGGCCGATGGCTTTCCTTATCTGCTCGAGCGCATCTACATTATATCTTTCTGGATGTAAACTTTCACCATATTTTCTAAAAGTTTCATCAACTTCTGCAATCGCTGGATATTTAATTACTTCCCATTGGTCAGCACCTTCTTCTGCTTGTTTTAATAATCGACCTGCTAAATCATCGTCATGCCATCTTGTCAAAATTACAAGTATGCCGCCTCCGGGTGATAAACGTGTATAAGCAGTTGATGTATACCAATCCCAGGTCGCTTCGCGGTTGTTATCGGATTCTGCATCTTCACGGTTTTTTACTGGATCATCAATTACCATTACGTGTGCACCTTTACCAGTAATACCTCCGCCAACACCCGCCGCAACATAACCACCACCTTGAGTCGTTTGCCACGATTCAATTGACTGAGAATCTTTATCTAGCCTAGATTTTTCGAACACATTTTTATATACTGGTTCTCTAAGTAGTTGACGAACTTTTCTTGAAAAATTCATTGCAAGAGAACCTGAATACGAGCAACTTATAAACTCGTGATTAGGGTGTCGACCCAAATGCCAAGCAGGGAATGCAACACTGGCTAAAGTAGATTTACCATGTCGCGGTGGCATAAAGAGCATCAATCTAGGTGATTCTTTATTTGCTACTTGCTCACTAAATCTCTCTAATCTTTGACAGATATCTTTGTGTACCCAGCCGGCTAAATAATCTGGATTAAAACGTTCAACAAATGGGAGTAACCTTTTACGTGCTAAGATTCTTTTTGCTAGTTCTTGTTCCGCTTTTACTTGTGCGGATAAGTCTTCTTGTTTCGTTTGAACCGGTTCAGACTTCGACTGGGGCTCGGGAACTTTTTCAGCCTCGTCCGCCCTACAGTAAACACATATATCATCTAACAATATAAGGGTTTCATGGTACAACCCTTTACATCTTTGGCATTCAGTCTTCGTTACTTCCATTATTTAGATGGGCGATGTATATCAGCGTCCATAATAGTATGAACTTCCATTGAACGTCTCCCTACAGTAGCTTTATCATAGACAGGCCAATAACCCTTATTAATCTCTGGCATCCAATATTCTCTAGCTTGATCTTCAGACATTGGTTTATTGTTATTATAACCAGGGACAAATCCAGGAACACTAACAACTTTTCCTTTGTTAGGGCCCTCTAAAATTTCAGGCGCCAACATAAAAGCAGTTATTGGTCTTCCATCTTCTGCTTTAGCACCAAGCCCCAAATTCTTGCGATGGTAACCAATAACATTTTGTTCCTGGGGGCTTAATGTTTTTTCAATCCCATCAGCTGCTGCTATTAGTTCTTCTATTGTTTTGTAATTACTCATCTTTATCCCCATCTGGCTCTAAATATTTTGTATCTGCCCCCGCAAGTTTTAACAACTCTGCATCAGACAGTCTTTCCAACTGTTCTACTTTATCCACATTAATATTTATCTGCGTTGCATTCTCAGGCATAAATAGACCGTGGAGCTTGCACAACGAATCGACAACATTTTTTTCTTCAGTCGCGGTCGCCGATTTACGGTGCGCTTCTAGATACATTCCCGTTGCTGTGTTTTTATCAAACTTAACTTCTTCACGCATTTCATTGCGTAAGTAGGTTAGAGCTTTTTGTAATTTTTCTGTTTTAAATAAAGAGTAAACACGGTCTACATCTCTATAACCCGCAGCTCTCCCAGCGGCTGCTTTTGTCATACCGCGTAAATGAAATAACACCAACCTTTCTTCTTGAACAGAAAGCTCGTTTAGGTGTAATCCGGCATAAGGTAGGTGGGATTGAAACTCCGCTCTATCCTGTTCGGTTATTTCTGTAGGTCTGTCTTCGTCTAATAAACGCATGTAACTTGAATTATATTAGTATTCCTCTCTATTTGTCACGATATTCTTGCACCACCAATAGAGCTCGTGATCATCGAGCACGTGTTTCATGATGTTAACTCGGTAGCAAACTAGCTGTAAATTCATCTTAGTATAGGGACCGTCGGGCTGGATTCGGTCAACGCTGGCATTAAAATCATGGTAGCCCCCACCTTTTTTCCACGTCATAATATTATTGGACAACGCACAACGGCCCTCTTGTTCTTCCCACAATTCAAAAAGATCCTCAACACTAAGGTCCCATTCGCAAGTATCTTTGCGCTTGTTTTTTAGACTGTTGAACACGTGTCGTAGAAAACGTTTGGGGTCCCCGCTCGATCTCCGTTGTCGAAGGTCGATGGTACACGCTTTGCAAACATTACGTGGGTAAGTGCCATTTCCAGATTTCAACTTCTCTTGAACAAATCTAGAAAGATCCAGTTCTTTTTTGCACCGATCGCAAACTTTGGTTGTCATAAATTTTTTCTGGAAATTTTTTCTCAGAAATTTTTTTTGAAAATACTATACTATATCGCTCATACATTGTCTCCCCTTCCGCCTATTCGGCCACCCCCTTCCCCGATTTCCGATTTTGGAACCTTGTTTCTAATTTTTTAGCTTTGGAACCTTGTCCAGAAAAACGTCGGTCATCGCACATGGACAGTGGTCCATGTGTCGTAGGTAGTCTCTTGATTCTAATGAGACTGGCTCATTGGAACACTAACTATATATACACAGGAGTAAACATGAAATATATAGCTAAAGTAAAACGTCCCTTCCCCGCTAAAGATGAAGAGGGCAACATCATAGTAGACGAGAATGGAGTAGCCAAACAAAACCCTGGCTGGACAACTCTCGGCTACGCATCTAACGGTGGAGCTGGGATAACCGTTCGTCCTAACTTCCAACCACTCGTGGTTAACGGTAAAGTCGAACCTATCTTCATATTCCCGCAAGAAGATAAAAAGGAGGAAGTAGCAAATGGCTAATCCTAAAACTACTATCGTCGGCGTTACTAGAGACGCCCTATCGCTCACCTACAAAGGTGGGCGATTACTACTGAGAGGGACAGGCAAAGCACTAGCCCTCGGTCATAAAGCATTGGACATGGTTCAAGATGGATACAAAATCCAACGCACCAAGTCCGATCGACCACATCAACCTGAACTTCCTTTACAAGGAGGTGAATGATGTTAGAGACCGCAGGAACTATCTTCCTCTCACTGTTATCTATTCTGTTAGCAGTTCAAATCTATGGAGTCGTCCGACTCTTTATCTTCTTCCAATCTAAGTAATCACTACTATCATAGCCCCGCAATGGGGCTTTTTTAAAAAACCGCCAGGTATGAACCATGCGACTCGCTCCAGGAATGATGTTACACGTGTTACACGTAAAATGCCCATGTGTAACAGACCAAGTGTAACGCTTGCCTGTGCGATAGCCATGGTACTTTGCGGTGTACTGATACACCAAATGTTACAGCGTTACAGCAAGACCAGATAGAGGTTGTACCATAACGACCGTCGACCGTGGTTATTTATCCTAGAACATAAATCATCTGTTACATGTAACATAATCCAAGCAAACAGTACAACCACGCGGGTTTCAAGCTGTTACAGTACCCTAAAATCAGCTGTAACAAGTGTAACAATCGCTCGCAAACCCGCATTCTTACGTTCAGATGTTACAGCTAACTTGCGAAATATACGCTTGCAACGCTCCATGGGGAGCGTTGTCTTAGGTAGTTTTTTATATATGGAGATAAATTATGACTTGGAACTTAAATGACTTGAAAAAATTAACTAAACATCAAAAGATGGCATCTATTCGTAGCCCATTCGAACAGAACGAACATTGTCCAGTATGTGACGAGCATGTTCCTGATGTTCGGTTTACAGGCTCAGTCCTTGATTTAGAACAAATTGATGAAGATACATGGATCTTGGTTGACGGCTCGGTTGCAGTAGAAGATGGCCACGGCGGATTGATGGTTTCATTATGTATTGATTGTGTAACTGAACACAACGCTATAGAAAAACGTAACAAAGGCTTACCACAAGATGATGATGGGCCTTATGACTGGTGTACCAAAACCCGCGTTGAGGTATGAATTTTAATTTCTTTCTTTTATTACAAGGAGGTATATATGGAAGAAAAACACATTGACGAGTCAATTCGTCAAGAAGCGAGTAGTTATTTGTATATTCCTGAGTTGAATAACTCAGAAGTATTGCAAGTAATTGCAAATAGAAACCAACACTCTAAACCACAAGGAGGTAAACATGAGTAAAGGTGCAGATATATTTGACCCAGCAGATGTTGAGGTCGAAATCGATATGGCGAATGGTGAAAACGGAGAATTGCTTCCTGAGCAATCAACTCCAGAATCAGCATTCATTCCTGATACTAACGGTGATCCTGTAGGTTCTGAAAACAGAGCCGAGCAAGATGACATCGTTCTACCTGACTATTTCTACAAGAAGTATCAGTTGGATCTCGAGGGCAACCCGACATTCAACGCCGGTAGAATCGGAGGTATCATGAAAGTGTTCAATGAAAAGTACGGTACAGAGCCACACTTCGGCGACGACGAAGCTAAGGCTAGCAAAGAACGTGAATACTTCGACCTACAGGTTGAACAAATCGTTCTTGGTCAACGACCATTACTTGAAGTTGACCCACAAACAACTGGTATCAACTTTTT